ACAGGCATCAGTTGATCCATCGCCGGGTCCAACTCACTGGTACGCTTCATCTCCAGCGTGTCATAGAACATCTGCAGGCTGCTTTCACCGTTTGAACCCAGTCCGGACTCTCGACCGAACAGAATCTCGTAGGGATGCTCCGCCGCCGCCGCAAAATCCTTCATGAACTCGTGATAGACGTCGGCCACCCCGCCAAAGCTATACGTGTTCGATTTGAGATCGCCATCCTTGCCGAGAATGAGCAAACCCTGATTGTTGAGCAGCGCTGAGATCGACTCCATGCGCTGCACGTAGTTATCGTAATTCCGCCCGCCGCCCGCCGCGCCAGCCCGCATCGCAGCCAGCTCCGGCTCCGTCATCGCGATGACTTGCGCGCGGGTGAGCAGCGAAACAATGTTCCATGAAGAGTAGTCGCGCTTCTTCAGCTCGTCGAAAACGACTTCGACTTCCGACTCTCCCCAATACAGCTCGACTTGCTTTTCCCACTGCGGCAGCTCGCGGCCAATGAAGCGAATGATGCGGCTGGAATGCACGTTGATCGCGCCGCGATCCATCACGCAGTTGTAATACTTCGGCAGCCCGAAATTGATCGTATCTTCGATGTCTTCGTTCAGCTCGGCACCGGGAATGATGCCGCTCCAGCGATCGAGCGGAATCAAACCCTTGTAAGATCCCAGCTCGATATCGTCGAGGCGCAGCGGTTGCGAAAGATCATCGTGCCCTTTGATCACAATGATGGCGCCAGCGCCGCCGAACAACCGGCCCCACTTCGCCGCCGCTCGCAGCTTGGCCAGTGTGCCGGTCTTGCGAATGACACGCTCGAAATTCTTGATCAGATCCGGCTTCAGCTCCGTGTCCAGTTTCGGAAACGACTTCAGCATCAGATTCGGAATCACTTCGACAATGCGCCGAATCAGCCAGGAGCCGCGAAACAGACTCAGCATCAGCGGATAGTCTTCCGTGAGGCGAATCAGCGGATAGGCAGAAGCCTCGACCAGGTTATCGGTGCCCACGCCTAAGCGCGCCGGAGCGTTCGAATAAGAGTCGATCGCGATAGGTAACCGCATCTCCGGCAAGCGGCCTTCATGCACGCTGGGAAAGTCGGTAGTAGCTCCACGCTCGCGGCGCGCTCGGTTTCGGCCCATGTCGAGTTACCTCATGCCGCAATCGCCAGCCGCCAGTCAGGGAATAGATCGGCGAGCAGATAGCGGCCCGCGTCCATTGCGTGATCGTTGGCTTTGATGGGAGCCTCTTCGCCGCGCTCCGCTTTGTCTTTGTCCCACTCGTAAATCGGAACCTCGCGCTGAAAGTCTTTGCAGTCGCGATGCACCCGCACGCGCCCCGCCGCCATCAGGTTCGCCATGCGCCGGATGCCATTGTCTACATCGTTGTCGGCATCGACAATCCAAAGCCCGCGCTTCTGGCATTCGATCTTGAAGCTCGCCGCGCTCGGATCGATAATGATTTTCGGCCGCGGCGCTACGCCGGTCAACCGCGTGCCGGCAATGAACGCTTCGAGATCGTCGGCGTACTGCGAGTCGGTCTTCTGCCGCATCTCGCGAACCGAGTCCCAGTAATACTCGCGATCAATCCACGCGCGGTGGCCATCATCCAGCGCTTCAAGAAAGACGCATGGATTGGTCGTGCCGTAGTCAACCGTAATGACATGCTGAATCCAGCCGCCCGGACCATACAGGCCGATGGGCCGGTTGGTCTCGTCGTAGAGAAGGCTCAAACTCCACGCGTCTTTGTAAATCGCGCCCTCAGCCACAACCCAGAGGCCCAGGATGTAGCGCAGATAGTAGACGCCGGTCTGCGAAGCGATGATCTGCCGTTTTTCGTTGGTCCCGATGTTGGGATTGTCGGCCAGCGTGAAGTGAATCACTTCAAGATCGCGCTGGTAGTCCTTGCCGTGGATGACCTCGGTATAGAGGTAATGCTGCGGCGTAGCCGGGTTGGTCGTGGCATAAAGCCGCGCGCCAGCCGGTGACATGCGCAAAAACAACTGCATAGTGAAAGAGCGCGGAAACTCGCTCCATTCATCGCAGATCGCCAGGCCGATGGTCATGCCCAGGATTTGTTTGTAGCTGCCTTCGTCTTTGGCGCCGATCACGAACCACTGGGTACCGAACAGCCACAGCTCGCCATTCTGCTGGTTGTACTTATAGTTCTTTGAGCCGATCACCGCGAACAAATCCAGCAAGACGTTTTTATAGACCTGCTGTTTGGTGTTGCCGCAGATCACGCGCTTGCCTTCGACCTTGTAGAGACACAAGTGGACGATCAGCTTCGCATCGACCGCGTATGTCTTCGAGCTGCGCACGCTCCCTTCGAGCAAGTTATACTTTTTGTCTTGCGATGGATGCCGCGTGATAAATTCATGAGCCTTGCGGCCAAACTGTTTAAATACAGCCACGCCCCCTCGCTTATATAATAGTTTTATGAGAAAACGTAAGCCGTGGATTAAGAATGGGATCGGGTACATCCCGCTAACACGTCAGCAAGTTGCAAAAGTTAGCCCATCACAGCTCAAAGAATTGGGCAAACATAACTGGACAGCGCTCTGGCACAAAACCTGCCGTTGCTTTTACGCTGTAACAAATGTGCCCAAGGCGTCAGGTGGATATCGGTCAGTGAAGCTCCACCGTATGATTGCCGACGTGAGCGATCCGCGTGTCAAAGTGGATCACGAAGATCACGACATGCTCAATAATCAGGATGACAATCTGCGCACCTGCGAACATCGGCATAACATGTTCAACATGCGCAAACACCGCAACAATTCCACCGGCTACAAAGGTGTGACTTTTAATAAGCGCGATCAGAATTACGTGGCTCAGATAAACATCGAAGGCAAACGGAAATGGCTTGGCGCGCGACCGACCGCTGCAGGAGCGGCAAAATTGTACCGGACAGCGGCAAAACTACACTACGGCAATTTCGCTTGTGAATAAGCGATTCTGGGGAACCTGCTAGGCGGCAAAGAAAGCAAGAATCACGATTTTCACTTCGGCTTCTCTTCGGAATTTTCTTCCGGCTTTTCCAGCTCCGTGAAATCCGGCTTCTTGGTGCCCAGGTTTGCGCTGGGATCATCAGGATCGGGCGGCGCCGGCCCAGCCAGCAAGGCTTTTTGCAGCGCCTCCAATTGCTCGTTGCCGCTATCCTCACCGCGACTGTCGTACAACCGCTCACGATACTCCTGCGGGTGAAGCTGCCCGGCCCGCTTCATCAGCGCCTCGTAATAGAGCCTCGAGCGGGCCACATTGTCATCCTCACGGACCTCAGTGCCGTGCTTCGTGCTCACTTTGCGGAAGATGCCCTTGCGCGTATCGCGCCCAGTCTTCTGCGCGATCTCAGCCAGGTACTCGGCATGATCTTGTTTGGCCAACCTGTAAGACTGCTGAAATTCCTTGATAGTGCGCGCCCAAATATAAAGCACTCTGATGCTTGGACAGAGGGAATTTGTTTTGCGGATTTCTTCGACCACCTCTTCAAGTGTCAGCTCGGAAATCACCCATCGGTCGAGAATTTGCTCGGCCACCTGTCGGTGGAAGCGCTTGGACGGTCGGCCTGCTGGCATAAGGCATATCTCATTTCCTTCCGCCCTCCCGGCCACCTGCTGCGGATAATCATTATCGTTAAACCCAATTAATGCAACGGATTAAATCGTTGAAAATAATGGGTTTCTGACTTGCATATTTAATCAAAATTGTTTAATATATATATGTGAGAGCGAAAGAGATAAGACGGAAGCTGGCCGCGATGGGCGCGACGTTCGAATGGCGGAAAGGTTCTCACCTGAAAGTCACCCTGCCGGACGGCAAAATATCAATTCTGCCCATGCACGCTGGCAAAGACCTCGGAATCGGTCTGATCAAAGCAATCGAACGCGATCTCAATATCAGGCTTCGTTAGGAGAAACCTTATGCGCTATCCCGCCAAAATCAAAGCCGATGGCAAAACGTGGATGGTATCGTTCCGCGATTTTCCGGGCGTCTTTTCTCAGGGCGATACCTTCGAGGACGCCAAATCTCATGCGGTCGACGCGCTGGAGTCGGCTCTCTTTGACAAACCAGTTCCGGTTGCTTCGGCTCCCAATCGCGGCGAGGTTCTCATCTTTACCACCGCGAGCTTTGATGCCAAGCTGCTGCTGATCGGTGAAATGCAGGCGCAGAACTTGAGGCCGACTGAACTGGCGCGACGCCTCGGTGTGACGCCGCAGGAAGTCAACCGCCTGATCAATCTCCGGCATACCACCAAAATCGACGCCATCGAAAAAGCGCTCATTGCACTGGGTAAACGATTAGAACTTTCGCTCGCAGCGTGACGCGCGGCGCCCGCGCCGCCCCCCGCCGCGCGAAATGCAGCGCTGTTCTCCAACGATGATCCGCCCGTGCCTCGGCCACTGTCCGGAAGGACAAACAGGCCAAGTGCTCCCGGCTCCGCTTTTCGAGCCAGAGTGTCGCAGCAAACGGATTGCTTACCAATACGGAAGGAACGACCAACTCCCGATGGCACCCTATACACCGAACCGTCGCCTGCTGAAGCACGCTAGGCGCAGTCATTGAATCACAATCAGCGTGAAGGCCAGGGGGCGGAAGAAATCCACTTTATCGCGCAGCATCGCACGATAGCCGCGCCCGCTCTCAACTTCGCCTACGAGGATACGCATGTCGTTGACGGTAATCGAGCAGGAGGATTCGGTGGAGTTGGAGGGAGGGACGGGCTTGAAGAGCCGGAGGATCTCACGCGGCTGATGAGCCCTGCGCTTGATCCGCTTGCCGTTACCGCGAAGAATACACTCTTTGGCTTCGCGGGCGGAGATCAGCTTAGACGGCGTGCCGTCGTGAAGCTGTAATTGCCATTGGGCAAGCAAATAAGCCATGTGGGGACCCTCCTCGCAGACGCGAGATTTTCAATTTTGCTTTATTGGATGAACTTGCGGTGATGCAAGCGCCGCGCGTCGAAACACGATTCCCGCTATCTTGGGAATGGTGGGAAAGGCGCTTTCCCGCCCGGCCTGCTCGTCTCCCTGGAAGGAGAAATATAGGTATTAGCCGGTTTCAGTCACTTCGTGCGGACGTTGCTACTCTAACACATGGTTTCCATTCAGCATCAAGCGCCAGTTCACAATAATCTTTTATTTGTGGTCGCTTAAGCTGCACGAAAGGCAAAGGTTAAGAGATGTATGTGAAAATTTTATTTGGCGGGCAACTTGGGCAGCTCACTTTGAATCATGCGATCTCATATCGACAGATAGATTCTCCTTGGCTCGCCAACGCGCCAGAGCTGCTGGCCGCGCTTGCCGCCGCCGTTGCTTGTCATCGCAGAGCCGGCAGCGCGGCGCATCTTGCCAGCCGGGCCCGGAATATCCCCAGATCGCTAGATCGTGGCCATTGGGACAACTGGTGCGCGGAATGAAACTGTGTTTATCGCTCATGGATATATCCGGCGCATCGGCCAGTCGCGTGATGGTGATGGTGAACTTGGTTTTGCCCGGCTTCAACTTGATGCCGAGCCAGTCGTTGATCTGGCAGTCGCCGTCATGTCCCGCGTCCAGCTCGCAGCGGACACGATCCTTGATCCAGAACGGCGTGATCACTCTGTATTGCCTTCGGCATAGCTTGCGTGCCATCGTTTTTTACCTCCGTACGAAAGCCCGAGGCCACAACGCGCCAGCGCCGGCCCTCCAGATCGATGTAATCGAAGTCGAGCGAGATATAATTGCCGTCCGTGTCCAACGACATGGACCTTTCTTGAGCCGTCATAACCAAACCTCCAAGATCGCGGGATCATCGTTGAGAAAACGCGGCAAGCAATAGAGGCCCCGTGGAAGGGCAGCGCGAACCTGATCGAGAGTTTCCGCCACGATCACTTCCGTGGTCGGCCAGAACACGCAAGACTCGCCGCCTGCAATCACCCAGCGCCGGGCCACAAATTTATCGGGATAATCTTTCGGCCTGACGTACACCGTCCACTGAAACAGTTCCATTTTCCCTGCCGTCTTCGTCATTTTTCGCGTCCTCTGGCCACCTACGAGATATGCCGAACTTCCGACATCCTTGGCGTGCGCAATTCATGGCGAACCTCTTCGGGCCGGGAGACAAACTCGACCCCGCCGATCTCAAGATGCTGCTGGCGGATCGCGTTTGTAATCTGCTCCCCGTATTTTTCGCCAAGATGCCTGAACTCCGGGGAGGGCACGCGCACGTAAAGAGTTTCGCCGCACAGGTCCCAGCCGTCCGTTGGTTTGAGCCAGGTATCGAACGTACGCCGGATAATGATTTTCTGCAGCTCCGCGAGAATGACATGCCAAAGAGAGACGGCATGCTCGCTCTGATTTTCCCAAGCCGGCAATTCCTGTGGGCTTTGCGCTTGTGCGACCTCGCTATCGCGCAGGCGCTGCCAATTCTCCTCTCCCACGTGACGGCCAACCGCGGCGATCACGTAGGCTTTGGGATCGCGAATGCGCTTACTCGCCGTGGCCTCGCGCCAGAGATGGCCAATCCAAAACAAGATCTCCTCGACAGTTACGCCAGGCGAGCGCTCCCGGCACTCGGCAAGCATCCGCTCCGAGGCCCGCTCATCGTAAATCCCCAAGCTTTTGAGCGCATCCTTTACATTGTGAAATGTAACGTAATTGACATGTGAATCACTGTCAATCACTGGTAAGGTGTTGGCATTTCCCGCGTTGCTGCTGCTGATTGAATGATTTTTATATTCATCAGCAGCAGCTTCTGTTTCTGCTTCTGTATGGGCACACAGAGACCACATTGAATCACTGTCAATCACGTTACATTTCACAGTGTGGCTGTCGATGTATTCCAGAAGGGAATCCGATGGGCTAAACCATTCGCCTTTAAGGCGGTAAGACTTGAACTGCAATTGAATATCGAGCAATTTTGCAGAGGTCCCATCCTCATATCCAATCAATGGATGACCCCCTGGAAAGTACCCTTGCGCCTTGAATTCCTTGAAATCGTCTGCGCAAAAACTGATCCGTATATTTCCAGTCGGACCTTTTAGATAGTAAATCTTGCCCATTTGGTCAATTTGCTCTGCACCATTATCGGGCAGATTGTTTTCGGCTGGTGAGGCTTTCTTTTTCTCGCGCTGCCGATATTCCCTCATCTTCGTGCGGTTGTAGGCTCGCCGGTCATCCTCATTGCGCATGGCACGATAGTGTTGATGGGTCACTACGCGATAACTGAAGCTGCCGGTCTTGATCAGTCGCCGGCCCTCTTCGGCTGGGTTGCGGCTGTTTGAATCCGACTGACAGAGATAAGCGATGGCGCTCTCCACGCCCGCCACGGTTG